ATTCCCCTTTGTGTGTTATGATGATTTTGCTCCAGAAGTAACCTTAGCCCTCCTTAAAGAAGAGGGCTTTTTTTTGGTCTGCTAAAACGGTATGTCGTCATCTTCGTCAAAGGCGCCATCAATACCGCTAGCTGCTTGTGGCGTTGCAACCTTTTCCACTTTAGGGTTAAAGGAGAATGACATAAACTTCTTGCCAGCCTTGCTGGTTTTAATCCAAGCAGCCATCCACATTTCCACACCATTCACCTCACAACTACCATTGTAGTCTGGGTGACGGTCTGTTTCTTTTTTGTCATTCTTGAACAATGCGCCTGTGTTGTTGTTGTCGTAGTCACTCATAATTACATTTCCTTAGTTAGTCGTACAAATTCTTGTTGGTCGCCTGTTAGCTGCTTCCAGATAACCTGCTTCTCATGTTCTTCAAGCTCACTCAAGGCTTCAACTAATACGCTAGTCTCACCAGATGCTTGGCTAGATACCACTAAAGCTACCACTTCTTGGGTTAGCTTCTTATTGACTCGCTTCTGCGGAGCCTCCTGTACCTTATTCAGTACAACTGGCGCATGACGAACCATTGCTATTTCGGCATCATCATCTACAGCAGGGATACCAGCCATTGCCTGAAGCGCATAACGCCTCGCATATGTAATGGCAGATCCTGCACCTTGTGGCGTTACTTTCTCCATAGGTAATAGGAATTCACCCTGAATCCATTGCCCTGAACTATGTATGAGCATGGTAGATACGCCAATACCCTTGCCGCCATCTGACGTTATAGGGAACTGTACGAATGATAAGCCGTACTTGGCGAACGGTTCTTTGATTGCCTTGATGACGCTAGTAAGGTCAGCGTAGCTAGATTTAAAGAAAGGGTTATTGCTATCCTTTATAGCTCCACCCATATCTGCCTGTGCCATAGTTAAGGCGATGGCAAGATCTGTTATTGAGTCTGATTGCTTCATTATTATTGCTCCTAGTTATTTAACCTGCCCAGCTATTGTAAACACATTTAGTATAGATGTAAACAGCCAATGTGATAAAAGATACAAAAAGGTTTGCATTACTGTTTTGATAGGTGTAAGGTAGACGGACATTAACAAGAACGGAGCAGCGCCATGTACAACCCATACGATGATGTAGAAGTAAATGAAGTTAACATTATAGAAACCCGTGAAGACCTTTTCTGGGAATTGCACACTACAGGTACTGTTTTCGTCCTTGGTCATAAAGTAACCATCTTTGAATTGTTAGAAGAAATGGATGACGAAGAAAAGGACAACGTGTTTTCAATGCTCGTTATGGGCAATGATGACGCTAAAGAATATGCCCGATCTAAGCTAATGGAGGCTTTTAAAGGGGCGTATGGCGATGATGTAATTGAAGAACATTACATTGACGATCAATCTGAGTATTAAACTGGAGCATTAAAATGACTTTAACTAAAACAAATCAGCAGAATAAAACGTGGACGTTGACCGACAGCAATTGGGCTTGGTATGAACATAAGCTAGGTAGGTCGCATAAGTACATCGCTAGGAAGCTAGGGCGTACTGAAGCCGCTGTTAGCGTTAACCTTAGTAAGACTCGTATGCGTCTAAAGACTGTACCATTCAAGCTAGACCCTACACCAGTAGGCCCAGCAGAGGTTAAGCAGATCCGTAAGGCCATTGCTAGGAAGGTTACATTTACTGTTGGTGATATGATTATTGCAGCGGTTGGTGGTGGTGCTTTAGGCGCTATAATTGCTGGACTAACTTTGTAGCAAGAAAAAGCCCCTTGACCGAAATGGAGCAAGGGGCTAGAATAGGTGTGTTGGTGAAGAGGTAACGAGCCTCGTTCGAGCCAGCGAAGACAAAGAGAAAAATCCAGCGCCAACACAAGTGTAGTTTATCAAACGTGTTAACGGCCTGCAACCCTTCTCTACCCTCGCTTACTCGATCCACCATAATGTGGGTTTCTTTAGCGTTGCCACTCGAAAAAACAAAGCTCATGCCTACTACTGGCTTTAAACGTAGGATAGCACTTACGCACAGGAATGATGGGACTGACCGAAGCAGCGCAATGCCAAGGTACAAACCGATTAAGCGGATACACAACAGGGGGCTGACTAGCCAATCAAGGATGATAAATAGTTGCGGCAAATTGTGTAAGTGGATCAAGCAAATAGCATACTGTTGGTAAGGTATATCTCATAGGTATCCCAAACCATCTTAATGACAAGTATTGCCTGAAGAAAGTGGAGCAAATAATAATGGAAATAACATTAAACACAGCAGAGCAGAAGCTAGCCATATACTTAGCTAAGTCTAGGCACGATAACGCCAGAAGCACAGGCAAGCCAGACCGAGACTTAGGTTCTCAAACAAAAGCCGAAGTAGACCTAGAGGGAATCTCTGGTGAAATTGTTGCCTGCAGGATGTTCAACGTCTACCCAGACACAGAAACAGATCTAATTGACCTACCAAAGTACGACCTAAAGACAGCAAAAGGTAGTAGGGTAGATGTTAAAACCACTCGCTACCCAAATGGCAAGATGTTAGCCACGATGAAAAAGAGGGCTGAAGACTGCGATATTTACGTGCTGGTTATAGGTGAATTCCCATCTTACAAAATCGCTGGATGGTGCAAGGCAGAAGAATTACTACAAAAAGAAAATATCATTAACTTGGGCTACGGTGATGTATACGCTTTAGATCAAGACAAACTGAGGGCGTTTTAATGTTAAATCTTAGACCGCATCAAGAACGGGCCATTGAGATGTTACGGGCGTCACTACGCAAGGGCAACAAGCGTCCTATATTAGCCGCTCCATGCTCATTCGGTAAAACCATCACAGCAGCATACCTACTTCAAGCAGCAGCCGCTAAGGGCAAACGCAGCATCTTTATCTGCGACAGGATCAAGCTAATTCAGCAGAGCCTTGAAGCATTCGGTAAAGCAGGTATGAACTTTGGTGTCATCCAAGGTAATCACGAACTAACCAACTACGCAGCACCAATCCAAATCGCCAGTACGCAGACGCTAGCCAGACGTCAGCGCATCCCTGAATTTGACCTAGCCATAGTGGATGAATGCCACACGCACTACGCTAGCCTAGGCAAGATCATGTCAGCTTACAACAACGTACCTTTCATTGGCCTAAGTGCCACACCTTACTCTAAGGGGCTAGGTGAGCATTACGATGACCTAATTGTACCCATTACACCGCGTGAGCTTCTAGAGCAGAACTACTTATGCCCAGTAGACTACTACGGTGGACGTAGCGTTGCGTTAAAAGGCATTAAGACTAAGCAGTTATCCACAGGTGGATCTGATTACGACCCAGCTAGCCTAGCCGCAGCGACAGAAGATGATAAGGGTTTAGTGGGTGACATTGTAAAGAACTGGCTTGAGCATGGTGAAAACGGACAGACCATTGCCTTTGCACCTAGCATCAAACATTCCAAGCACTTGGTTGATGTGTTTAATAAGGCTGGCATATCGGCAGAGCATATTGATGGCTATATGGACGCAGACGAGCGAGACATTATTTATCAGGCCCACACTAGGGGAGAATTCAAGGTGCTGTCCTGCAGTCGCCTGCTCAACACTGGGTACGATGAACCTACGGTGTCGTGCTTGATTGATTGCTTTCCTACTAAGTCGCTAATCACATTCGTTCAACGTGCTGGTAGGATCATGCGTACTGCAGAAGGTAAGGCTAAGGCCATCTACCTAGACCATGCTGGTAACGTGAATCGTCATGGATTTGCTGAAGACATTATCCCAGATGTACTGGATGACGGTAAGCAGAAGTTCAACGAGAAGAAATTGACCAAGGTAAAGAAGGAAGCTAAGGTTAAGGAATGCCCTCAGTGTACTCAGCAGATGGTTGGCCTACGCTGTAAGTGCGGATATGAGATACCACTGAAGGAACAATTGGAGTCTACCGATGAAATCCTAACCAAGTTATCACCTGAACAAAGAAACAGAAAACACACAAAAGAAGACAAAAGCGTGTTTTATTCTGAGTTATTGTTGTACACTCGCGGTAAGGGCTACAAAGATAGCTGGGCTAGTCACAAGTATCGTGAGCGGTACGGTGTTTGGCCTA